GAGGGCATGCGCTTCGCGGTCTGGCTGATGCGCCACCTGATGGAAAGAGGAGCCATTGATGTTCCAGCGAAATCCCTACCCGAGAAGCCCTGACGACTCGTCTGGCGCCCCTGTGGTCGCGCCTTCTGGTGAGCCGCCGCCGCTAAGCGGCACGAGGTCTGGCGGCCTGACTGCTGGCGACCAGGCCGCGATCTCCTCGCAGCGCGCTGCCAATCCGGAAGCCCCTCTTCCCGATGGGTGGCTTGCGATGGAGAAACGACCGGACTGGCTGCCCGAGAAGTTCTACGACGCCCAGCGCAAGGCCGCTCGCTTGTCCGACTTCGGCAAGGCCTACGGCGAGGTCGAGCGCAAGGTCTTCACGCGCAGCGACGACCTGCGTCGTCAGGTCGAGCGCGACTTCGAGGAAGGCCGCATGAAGGCCCGGCCCGAGAAGCCCGAGGGCTACCAGGTCAAGCTGCCCGAGGGGTACTCGAAGGAAAACTTCGAGCTGAACCTCAACGAAGCCAACCCGATGATGAAGTGGTGGCGATCGACTGCGCACGAGCTTGGCATGAACCAGAACCAGTTCGAGGCCGGCATCGCTGCCTACGTCGATGGCATGGCTGCGGACATGCCCGACATCGACGCCGAGGTGAAGAGCCTTGGCGAGAACGGCATCCAGCGCATCGCCAACCTCCAGAAGGCCCTGACCAAGACGCTCGGCGCCGACTGGGAAGTGCTCAAGCCGCTCGCGACTTCGGCCAAGGCTTTCGAGGCGCTCGAGAAGCTTGTCGATGCACGCCTCATGGCAGGCAACCAGCCGCAGGGTGCGCCTTCGGCACCGGCCGGCGATGGGCGCACCCGCGAAGACCTGCGCAAAATGATGATGGACCCGCGTTACCGCGACCCGTATCGCCGTGACCCGGCTTTCGTGCGCGAAGTTGGCGCTCTTCAGCAGCGTCTCTATGCAACCGGCGCATAAGCGATAGGCGCGGAGACAAGGGGCGGGGTACGGCGAAGGAGCAATTCGCCTACCCGGCCCCGTTTCCGGGAGCCCCGGCCCGCAAGGACCAACCGGCGGCGACGTGAAGGGACCAACCGGCAGCGCGGTTCAACCCAACCTGCTCAAGGAGATTCCTCATGTCGACCTCGATCGACAACAACTTCATCAAGCTCTTCGACGACGAGACCTTCGTCGCGTTCCAGCGCGATGGTTCCCAGCTGCGCGGCACGATCCGCGAGAAGATGGGCGCTGGAAAGACGTTCCAGTTCCACAAGTACGGTTCCGGGACGATGTCGACCAAGGGCAAGCACGGCGACGTGCCGGTCATGAACGTCGACCACACCAACGTGACGCTCACCATCACCGACTTCTACGGTGGCGAGTACATCAACGACCTCGACGAGCTCAAGACCAACATGGACGAGCGGCAGCTTGCCGCTGGCGCGTTGGCCAAGGCTGCTGGTCGCAAGGTCGACGACACGATCACCGCGGCTGCCTATGCGTCGCTGCCTGCCGGCCAGCAGATCGCGGCCGCGGCAACGGGGCTCACCCGTTCCAAGGTCCTGACGCTGATGGAGCTCATGGGCACCAACGAGATCCCGGACGATGGCGGCCGCGTTTGCCTCATTGCGCCGGAGCAGTGGACCAACCTCCTGACCATCTCCGAGTTCGCGTCCCAGGACTATGTCGGTCCCGACGCGCTCCCGTGGAAGTCGGGTGTCACGGCGAAGCGCTGGCTGGGCATCATGTGGATGCAGTTCACCGGCCTCACGCTGTCGTCCACGACCCGTCGATGCCTCGCCTACCACAAGTCCGCGATGGCGCTGGGCATGAACAGCGAGATCCGCACCAACTTCGACTGGGTGCCGCAGAAGGGCGAGTACTTCGCCCAGGCGCGCATCACGGTCGGCTCGGTGCGCATCGAAGACACCGGCGTGTTCCAGATCGACTGCACCGAGACCTGAGGAAGGAGAACCTCCCATGGCATTCACCGCCAGCCAGCTCTTCCGCGTCGCGTCCTTCGGCGCCAACGGGCTCTACGTTTACATCGACAAGGACAACGACGGCGCCGCGACCGTCGACACCTCGGGCTACATGAGCGCGGCGTTCGAGCAGCTCAAGGTGGGCGACGTCGTCCTGCGTATCTCGGCCTCGGCGTTCAGCTCGACGCTCAACACGATCACCACGGTCGGTACCGCCGGCTGGCATGTCGTGATGACGAACGCATCGGGCGTCGTGAACCTGAGCGACACGCTCGCTCTCACGGTCACCAACACCGACTGAGCAACTGGCGGGGCCTTGCTTTTGCAGGGCCCCGCCTTCTTCCTGACGGCGTGCTTGGGGTCGTGCAATGGCCGACACGAAGATCGACATTTGCTCTCGTGCTCTCATCGAGCTTGGCGCCAACCAGATCGCGGATTTTTCCGGCACGACCACGGAGAGCGTGATCGCAAGCCAGCTCTACGACGCGACCGTCCGCAAGGTGCTGTCCCGTCACCCATGGCGCTTCGCCACGATCGGTGCGTCGATCAACAAGATCGAGAGCACGAACGAGACCGCCTTCGACAGCGCCTACCAGCTGCCCGCCGACTTTGTTGCGCTTTGGAACGTCCGCAGCGTTGGCGACGACGACATGGCTGCCGACGAATGGGTGGTCTACGGCTCGGAGGTCCACATCAACCACGGCGACGACACCCTCGAGATCGACTACACGCGGGTCGTCGACGAGAGCTACTTCCCGGCGCACTTCACCGAGGCGCTGGAGGCCGCTCTGATGCACCGCTTCTGCGGTCCCCTGTCGCACTCTGGCTCCATGCGCGATGCCCTTGGCCGCTCCTACGAGATGCTGCTCTCCAAGGCCTGCCACATTGACAGCCGCCAGGATGCGCCCAACCGCATCAAGCCCTGGCGGTTGATCTCGGCTCGACGCTGATGTTCCAACGGCAGACAAGCCTCCAGACCAACCTCGCCTCTGGCGAGATTGATGCGCTGATGCGCATGCGCTCCGACGTCAAGGGCTGGCGCAACGGCGCCAAGGTCGTGGAGAACTTCCGCGGATTGCTTCAGGGCGGCCAGAGGTCGCGCCCGCCGCTTCAGAGCGTCGTGGCAAGCTGGGGCACGGTTGACGGCCAGCTGCTCGAGTTCGAGTTCGACGGCACCCAAGGCTACGTCATGAAGCTTGAGGGCGCCAATCTGCGCATCAGGCGCACCAGCGACGGCGCTGATTGCGGCACGCTGTCGACGCCCTATGCCGCAGGCGAGATCCGGGAGGTGTCTGCGGCGCAGTCTGGCGACGTCCTGCTGCTCTTCCACAAGAACTACCAGCCGCGGCAGGTCACTCGCACCGGGGCGACGACCTTCACGATCGCGACCTGGGATTTCGACACCAGCGGCACGCCGGCGAAGTATCTTGGCCCGTTCTATCGCTACGAGGCCAGCTCGATCACGCTGACGCCGTCCGCGACGACCGGCACGATCACCGTGACCGCAAGCACGGCGATCTTCACGGACACGAGCTGGAACGGTCTCTACATCCGCATCGGCGGCAAGCAGGTCCTGCTGGGGACTCGCACCTCCGACACGGTGATGGGTGGCTGCACCGTGGTCGAAACGCTTGCCAACACCAACGCGACGACGGACTGGCAAGAACAGGTCTACTCCGCAAAGCGTGGGTGGCCAATCTGCGCGTGCTTCCATGACGACCGGCTTGTGCTTGGCGGCGGAAAAACGCGCCGACAAGGCCTCTACCTGTCGCAGGTCGGAAGCTACAAGAACTTCGACTCCGGCACCGGGCTTGATGCGCAAGCGATCTGGACAGGCATCAGCGTCGACAAGGTGCAAGACATCCGCCGCGTCGTCAGCCACCAGAACCTGCTGGTCTTCACCGACCAGCTCGTCGCCTATTGCCCACAGTCCGAGACGAAGCCCCTCACGCCAGCGACGATCTCGATCCGTCCGCAAGCCAACTACGGCATCACCACGACCTGCAACGGCAAGGTCTTCGATGGCGCCGTTTCCTATGCGCAGACGGGCGGCAAGGTCATGCGCGAGCTGATCTACAACGACACGATCCAGGCCTACAGCGCCGAGCAGACGAGCGTGTTCACGGCGCAGCGCGTGTCCAACCCCCAGGCGATCGCTGCTCTTCCTGCATCGGCGTCGATCCCGGAGCAATACCTGTTCGTTGTCATGGACAACGGCGGCATGGCTGTCCTGCACAGCCTTCGCTCGCAGCAGCTCACCGGATGGACGTTCTGGACCACGCCGAACGGACTCTTCAAGTCCGTTGCCGTCGTCAACAACGAGGTCTTCGTCCTCGTCTTGCGCGGCACGACCTACAGCCTGGAGAAGTTCCGCTTCGACGTGGAGGCGTCGCTCGACGGCTTCACCACCCATGCCGCGGCCGCGACGTTTGCAGCCGGCGTTCTGGGGCCAGCGCGTGCCGACGGCAAGTACGACGTCGTCTCCGCTGGCAAGCACTACGGCACCCTGTCCCTCAGCGGTGGCGTGCTGACGCCTGATGTCGCCCCCACGAGCGAGACCTACATCGGCATCGGGTGGTCTCCGACTCTAGAAACGCTTCCGCCAGAGATCGAAACGCCCATCGGGTCGCTGCACGTTCGCCCCAAGCGGCTAAGCCAGGTCTCCGTGACGATTGCTGGTTCCGTGAGCGTGCGCGCCAAC